ATTTATGAGTATACAAGTAGACACAACAAATTGGATTAAAGACAAGAATTTTCCAAACTACATGGATGATATAGCAATCAGTATGATTTCAAAAGGTTATTTATTACCTGATGAAGATGTATTTGATGCTTTCAGACGAGTTAGTAAAGCAGCAGCCCGCAGATTAAAACGTAAAGACTTACAACCATACTTTTACGAAGCAATAGTTAAAAATTGGTTATGTCTAGCATCACCCGTATTATCTAATATGGGGACAGAACGCGGAATGCCCATCTCATGTTTTGGCATTAATGTAGGAGATTCTATTGAAGGTATAGCCGATGCTAATTCAGAACTAATGCGCTTAACTTCACAAGGTGGTGGGGTAGGTATAGGAATGTCCCGTATTAGGGGAAGAGGTAAACCTATTAAAGACAACGGTGTAAGCGAAGGTGTTGTACCTTGGGCTAAAATATACGATTCAACAATTCTAGCAACTAATCAAGGCTCAGTTCGTAGAGGTGCTGCTTCAGTTAACTTGTCTATTAACCACCCAGATATTGAAGAATTTTTAAGTATCCGTCGTCCAAAGGGTGATGTAAATAGACAGTGTTTAAATCTACATCAATGTGTTGTTATTGACGATAGTTTTATGAAACGCGTTGAAAACCGAGACACAAAGGCACTGCGATTGTGGGGTGAAATTTTAAAATCGCGATTAGAAACTGGCGAACCATATCTTATGTTTGAGGATAACATTAATAATGCTAACCCACAAGCATATAAAAATAACAATTTAAAAGTAGAATTTACAAATATTTGTTCAGAAATCGCGCTTTATAGCGATGAGCTCCACTCATTTATTTGTTGCCTATCATCTCTTAATCTAGCAAGATGGGATGAATGGAAAGACTATAAGTTTGAAAACGGAATGACATTGCCCGAATTAACTTGTTGGTTCTTAGAAGGTGTATTACAAGAGTTTATCGATAGAGGTAAGAATATGAGATTTATGGAAAATACAATCCGTTCTGCTACTAAAGGTAGAGCAATTGGGATTGGTGTTTTGGGGTGGCATACATTGCTTCAATCAAAAGGATTACCATTTGTGGGTATTCAAGCTAGTTCTTTAACTAGAATTATATCTAAATTTATACAAGACGAAGCTCTAAAAGCATCTCGCGATCAAGCCAAAATTTATGGTGAGCCTGAATGGTGTAAAGGAACAGGTTTAAGACATTCACACCACTTAGCAATAGCACCCACAATTTCAAACGCTCATATTTCGGGTGGTGTATCTCCCTCAATTGAACCTATCCCCGCTAACGTATACAATCTTAAAACAGCAAAAGGGGTATTTATCAAACGCAATAAAATTCTTGAAAATCTATTAGAGAAAAAAGGATATAATATAGACAGCGTATGGGATCAGATACTTAAAGATCAAGGCTCAATTTTAGGACTTCCAGATTATATATTGTCGCCTGAAGAAAAAGAAATATTTTTAACATTTAAAGAAATCAATCAACTTGAAATAGTAAAACAAAATGCTATTAGACAAGAATATATTGATCAAGCTATATCGTTAAATTTATGTTTTGACCCTAACGATTCACCTAAAGATATTAGTATGGTCCATAAAGAAGCTTGGAAGCTTGGTATTAAAACCTTGTATTATTTACGCACAGAAAGTGTATTACGAGGAGACAACCTTCAAAGGTTCTCGGATTGCGTCTCGTGCGAGAGCTAAACAATTATGATTTTTTTATAAGAAAGGTGCGAGAGCACCTTTTTTTATGATATGTATCGGTGAATGTTATCTTGAATAGTTTTTAATGGTTGCTTATGGTTTCACTTAAAAACTAAAGATATGAAAAAATTCTTTGCTCAAATTTTCCAAGACGAAAAAGGAAAATTCTCATCAAAACAATTTGTTGGTATTATAGCAGGCTTAATGTTATGCTTTACAATGTACCACAACCAATTCACTGATTCAAGTATTGCGCCCGCCGACTCATTAATTAATGCCGTTGCCGCTCTTTCGTTTGGTTCATTAGGTTTAGCATCCGCAGACAAGATTTTTAAAAAAAATGATTGCACCTGCCAAAAATCCGAAGAATAAATTATATGAAAACACCAATTACTTTTGAACAATTCAGTAAAGACCCAGTTAAAGGGCTATTATTTATAGTAATAGTAGCAATTGGATATCTTTACATTGATATTAAAATGAACTATTCAGGTCAAGTAAGTAAATGCGATGATCAAGTAGTAGTATTAAACCAAAAAGTTGACCAATTAACTGAGCATATTCGTAGAAGCGATTCTGCTTTAGGTTATACTATTAGTAAGGTTGAAATGCTTGAAATAATGAGAAATGAAGGTAAATAATTTAAATACAATTATAGCTATCGTGGCTATTATAGGGTTAACAGTAGCGTTAGCTGATAATCCTAAACCTATAGACCCTAAAGAAAAAGAATTAAATGAATTACTTAAAAAATCTCAAGAGAGATTAAAAAAAGTAAATTTTTTAATTAAGAAAATAGATAATGTTGCTACCGAGAAGGTTGTTGAAATGAAAGAAGATATTGTAATGTTACAAGAAGAAAAAAAAGTTTTGCAAGAAGAAAAACAACAACTAACTGTAGAACTAAATGAAACTAAAGCTATCGTGGATAGTATTGCTATCTATTCTTCCCCTTTTAAGCTGGCCCCAATCGTATCCGATTCAACGAATTGAAGGTAAAGATACAGTGGTCGTTATGACCAAAAAACAAGGAGAAGACATAAATCTTTTATTTGACAGTTTAAGAAAGGTAAATAGCAGTTGTTCCTATAAGGTTGATTCTTTAGTTAAATTAAAATCTTTAGTAGATACTTTAGTATTTAGAGATACTCTAATTCAAAGAGATACAATAACTAAAGTTGTAACCAAAACCATAGTTAAAAACGAGCCTATACAAAGTAGATGGGCTGTTGGATTAAATGTAGGAGCCTTAAGTGTTATAGGAGATATGACAACCTCTATATCACTTTTAAATCAAATGATTGGCACCAATGGTAGCTCCATATTTGCAATTTACAAATTAGATAAAAACTGGGGAATACGAGGCCAATTTCTATATGGATTGATAAGAGGAAAAAAAGAAGATTGGCTTAAACAAAGCTTCAATGCTGGATACTACTCAGGGCAATTAAGCTTAGTTTATAATACTCCTCCTATTTTAAAAGATAAATTAGAATTTGGTATTGTTTTAGGACAAGGGGTATCAATTTCTAAGTACTATAGATCAACTTTTAATAACCCTAATTACCCCACATTACCTTTAAGAAATGGAGTTTATACTGTATTTAATTCTATAGGGGGTGAAATTAATTTTAAATTAACAGAATCTTCTAAGTTAAATGTGGGTACACAACTTAAAACCTACTTTACAGATAAATTAGATGCGTTTCAAAATACTGGAGAAGGTGATGCAATGCAATATACTTATTTAGGTCTAGTGTACTTTTTAAATAAAAATTAATATTTATAATAAAATTAGAAACTTATGAAGGAAATTTTTAAAGCTATTTTAAAGTATTTGTTTGCAAATACTAAATTAGATGAAAAAGTGGCTGATGTGTTAGAAACAGCAAAAACCGAAGCTACTAAATTAGACGAAAAATTTGATAATCTAAAAAAAGAAGTTGAAGCTTCGGAAACCCAACCTGAAGAAACAACTGAATCCGAATCTTTTGATTCTTCATCTGAAGAAGAGTCAAAATCTAAAAAAACATCTAAAAAGAAATAATTATGGATATTAACAAACTTAAAGGACATATTCCTGATGGCGTAATTGCCCAAATCCCTTCTGTAATGTCAACCTTTAAAATTGATACTGCTCTCAGATTATCTCACTTCTTAGCTCAATGTGGACACGAAAGTGCTGGTTTCAAAGCAATCCAAGAAAATCTAAACTATGGAGCAAAGGGTTTGCTAGGTATATTTAAAAAATACTTCCCAACCGAAGCTAAAGCTTTACAATACGAAAGAAAACCTGAAAAAATTGCTAACCTAGTTTATGGTAGCAGAATGGGTAATGGAGACGAAGCATCAGGTGATGGCTATAAATTTAGAGGTAGAGGATACATCCAGTTAACTGGTAAAAATAATTATGTAGCTTTCGGTAAAGCCATTAATGAAGACATAGCTGCAAATCCTGACTTAGTAGCAACTAAATATCCTTTATTATCAGCGGCTTGGTTTTGGTCAAGCAATAGCTTAAATGCTTTGGCTGACAAAGGTGCTGACGATGCAAGTGTAACAGCAATCACTAAAAGAGTTAATGGTGGGACAATTGGGTTACCTGATCGTATTAAGCACTTTAAAGAATATTACGCACTATTAAAATAATGAAACATACTGCCTTAGCTGATCCTATAATATTATCTATTACTTCTCTATCTGCGGCTTGTGCTTTTATATGTAGCTACTTTATGCAGTTGTATATGAATAATCAAGACCAATACACTGCTGTAGTTGGTGTAATGTTTTTGGATGGCATATTTGGTGTAATTGCAGGTACAAAAAGAGAAGGATTTAAAACCCACAAAGCATTAAGTGTATTAAGAAATACTTTTGTTTGGATAATGATTTTATCTGCGGTTTTAATGATAGAAAAAGGTTTTACAGGAACAGCTTGGCTTAGTGAAGTGGTTATTGTACCTTTTATGGTATTTCAATTAGTAA